GATGCCGATCACGTCCATAAGGTGCGAGGCCGCACGATCCGCTGCGCGCCCTTCGATCCCGCCTTGGGCTGCATCGCTGCGCAAATCGGAAACCATGTCGGTAATATCGCGCACCGAAATTCCGTTGCTATCACGAGACGGAAGGCCTCCCGCTACCGAGCGAATCGCACGGGAGACTTCGGGATCGGTTTCGACTTGCTGAAGCGATCCCGAGCCCTGATCGATATAATGCATCGGAATGAGATCATGGAAATCATCGACTACTTTGGAATTATCGTGAGGCGCCATAATGCGGCGGCTTTCCTCACGGCGCAGCGCAAGCATGTCGGTCGGGCTCTGCGAGGCACGCACGGCCAGCGCAGCGTCACCGGGAACAGTCGTGCCGCCGTTGGCATCCGCCAGGCTTTGCACCATCTGGCGCTGCGTCAAAAGCCGCTGCTTGGCGGTAGCGCCGTTCACCACGTCCGCCATTTCGGCCGGCATGTTCGCCGTGCGGGCTTTGATCGCGTCGGCCGCTTGCTCGACATTATCGCGGCCGGCAATCGTATTTTGAGTGAGCTTTTGCCGATCCGCGGTAGGCAAAAGCTCGAACAGCGTAGGCTCGGTGCCTGTCTTGGCGCGGAAATCTGCTGCCGCTTGCTTCAATTCAGATACGGTCGCATTCGTAAACCGGCGCAGATATCCGCCTACGCTAGTAATCCCGAGTACGTCAGCCGCCGGACGTAGCACGAACGAGCCAATCCCGTGAAGGCCAGCCGCAGTGATCGCGCCCGCTTCAGCGCCAGTACCCAAGTCTGTGCCCTGCCCGGCTGCTTGCGCCGTGCCCTGGGCGGTCCCGACTACGGCGGCCCGAGCGATATTGCGGGCTGTCTGCCCGCGCTTGAATTGTGTAATTGCCTGAAGCACGTTTCCAGTGTGTGCGAGTACGGGAGCGGCAGACGAAGAAAGCGTTTTTCCTACTGCACTAATCCCCTTCGCTTCGGCGGCACCGGACGCAAGACTAGCGCCAACGGTGGACAGGATATTTGCCACCGGAGCGGCGCTCCCCGCAGCATCCCAACGCTGGTTGCTCGCATTCAATTCGCGACCATAAGCCGGATCACCGACAAGTGATTTTGCCGCATCGATAGGGTGCGCGATGGCTACACCGACACGGTTGGGTATGTTGTAGGCAGCATTGTTGACGCCAGCCGCAACGCCTAGCGCTTGGCGCTTCAACCAGCCGCCCCAACCTTCCGGCTGTTGCTTTTGCGGTGCAGCCGCGGCGCGGTCCTGGCGCACGGTCGTAACCGGCACCGGAGCCTTGGCTGGGTTTTTCCCGCCGTCGAGCGCCTGCACACCCTGTCCGAATTCCTTTTGCGCGCGAGCAATGACGAGATTCGGCGTTATATTATCGGGAGCACCCCGGTAAATATGCGTCGAGCCGTCGGCGAGCGTAACGGTGATGTTGCGCGACATGGACCTACCAATTCGAGATCGACGGGCTGCGAACCGTCTTTTGCGGTGTGCGGCGCATTACGGGCGCTGCCGGGGCGGGAGCCGCAGGCGCGGAATTCGCCTTGAATTCCTGCGCCATTTCGAGCCGACGTTGGCGAAGACGTGCGCGCGCTTCGTCGATTTGCTGCGCGTAGGCGGCGGCGGGCTGATTGCGGTCGCTGATTGCGCCGGTAAGGCCTTTGGCCTCGCCCATGATTTCGGACACGGCGCGAGGCGCAGCACCACCAGCGCCTCTAATAGCCGCGATAGCCGCCGGAATACTTTGACCGATTACAGCTTCGACGCGACCATGAAAAGTGCGTTGGGCCGGCGTCAGATTTAGGTTGCCTCCGACAAGGCCGGTTGCATCTGCCAAATTTGGATCATTGCGCAAATCAGCGAGGCTCTTGTCGAGATCTGCTAAAGCGTTATCCGCCGCCTTGTAGGTAGCATAGTTTTTGCCACTGTTCGCGGCCTGCTTGCGTACATCGGCAGCGGCACCTTTGGCATCCGTAGCCGAACCGACGACATTGCCGCTCGTGTCCGTTAGTGGAAGCGCGGTGTAGCCGTTGATCTGCCCGTCCGGCCCGACAATCGGGCGCGTGCCTTCAGCCGGCTTGCCGCCATGCGGAAGGATCATTTGCGGATTGTTGGATTTGCTGCCGTAAACAAGGGTTCGGTCCCCGAGATCGACGGCTTTTCCTGGATCAACCGGCACTTCACCGTTGGGAAGCTCGGTCGTGCTGAATTCGCCGCTCTTGCTCGGCAGGCGCACGTGCAAATTGCCTTGTGCGTCCCGAGTGTAAATTGGCACGAGGCCGTATTCGTTGCCGTCCTTGCCGCTCGTCGCCTTCGCCGCGGTAGCTTCGAGAGCCGAGATCGTGGTATCGGGATCTTGCTGCAAATGCTGTCCGATGGTTTGCGTATCTTCGGGTGACAAGTGAAGCTGCTGCGCGACGAGAGGCCACGCGCGGTTCACTCCGTCCGCGCCGGATTTCGCGAAAACCGCACGCAAGCCCTTGGCGCCGGCACCGATCAGCGCCGCGTGCGCCGTGTCGAGTTTGCCTTGCGCGTCAGCCGCATCACTATTCGCTTTACCAATCTGCGATTTTACAAGCTGCGCTTTCAGGTTTTCGAGATCGACTTGCCGCGGGCGATCTTCCGCCGCTTGCTGGCGGGCAAGATCGGCGTCCATCGTTGATTGATAGAGGGGTGTGGAACCGCCAATCTTCGCGAACATATCGCCGACACGCCCGATAATATCGAAAAGCGATTGTCGGCCCCCATGCTGTGGAGCGGAAAGCTGATCGCTCCCGGCGGCACTGGCAATACTAGGCATCTGCGAGGGTGCAAGCGTCTGATCGCCGCCCAAAAGCTGCATCACATTGTTGGTCGGGAGAATGCCGCCCTGTGCGGGATCCTGGAAAGAATTGCCGTCCATCTTACAGCGCCTCGTAATTCACCGTGGCGTAACCACGGACTTTCGGGCCGAGCGCCCACGGACGTAGCCGAGCGACTTCATCCGCCATGACGCCGACAAAGCGCATGGCCGCGTCGATATAGCGATAAACGTAGAGTCCGAGCCCGTCTTCAAGCTCGCCAATCTTCTCGATATCGGTTTTCAAGCGGCGATCCGAAAAAACCTTCGAGCCGATGGTTCCGGCACCAAAGGTGGCTGGTGCATTCAGGATACCCATTGCACCGCCGGCAAGCGACCCGAGCGTGCCGAAAAGCCCCGGCGTTGCGCTCGTACCAGTCGATTGCTGCCCTGCATTCGTTACGAGGCCACCCGCCTGCAAACCGAGCCCCGAAAGGCCCTGAAGGTGTTGCAGGTAGTTGTCGTACATCGAACTATCGAGTCCCGCGCCTTTCGTGAGAAGCGCCGTTCCTGTCGATCCCGAGCGCAGCAAGCCGCTCGCCGCCTGTCCGCCAATGACACCTTTTTGGAGCGCCTGAAGCGCGTTCGTGTAGCCGGCATTATCTTCATAATTATGGAAATCGGCATTCGCACCCGCCGTATCACCGCTTCCGGTGAGCAAGGATTGCATAATATTCGTCGAATTGACGCCGGCGTTCATCATAGGCGAATAGGTCGAATTGATCAGCGCCTTATTCGTGTTATTCGATGTTTGGGTGGCCGGTTTGCCAGTCAGGAAGCTCATGATTGTTTTTTCCTGCGAAGAACGAAAAGCTCGCATATCCCTTCACGAGTGATGCGCTTTCCTTGTGATTTCATGCCGACCATGCGCGCCATCATCTTCACGTCGCGACGAAAATCAGGGACCATGCCGAAGACAAGCTCTGCGGCATGGTCCCTGAATACGCGATAGAGCGCACGTTTGATGCACTCCCTGGCCCCCCGACCGCGCGACGAAAGCAGTACGTGAATTTGGAAAACGCCGGGTGATTCGTAGTCGAACAAAACGATATCCTCGCCTTCGACAATCGCCACATTGCGAGAATCGGAAACCCAATCGTCGCCCTTCAACCCGCGATTGAGCGGGGCGGCGTTGATGGCGTTAATGACGATCTCTGCGGAGAACACGTGCGCTGTTTCCAGGTTGACGCCCAAGGCTCCCGTTGGCGTCTGTTCCCGAAGCGCACAAAGGCGGGGGAGCGGGAACGATTACTATTCGGAAGTGTTGAGCGCGTCAAACGGTCGCGCCCATTATCCACAGACTAAGTTTTTGAGAGCTTGTAGAGCGTATAAGTACCCGACCACGTCTGGTTCGGTGTGGTGATACGGATCGCACCGACAACACCCGAAGGCGTGCCATCGACTTGTATTGTGTTTTCAAAGAAGGCGCTGTGCGCCCAAGCATTGAAAGCAATACCAGCCCCGTTGAATGAAAACGAAATGTCCGTCAGCATTTCAAACGTGGTAATATTCTGCACTTGGGCAATACGTGTAATGCCCGCCGAAGTCGTCAAATTTGTCGCCACGCCGCCCGTCGCGGAAACAAAATAGGAGTTAGTGTACCACGTCGGAGTCCCGCCCGTGCTACCAAGTTGAAAACGGATATAGTCGGAAGCCACCGCGCCGGCGCTCGGGCGTGTCAAACGCACCACGAGCCTGTAATCGTAATTCACCGTGTCTAGGCCGGTCAAGTCAAGGGTCGCTGCGGCGATACTCCCCGACGCCGCAACCGACATGGCGCCACCACCCCCGCCACTGCCATTGGCTGCGGCTGTCAATCGGCCCTGTTGATCCACCGTAATATTGGCGCTGGTGTAACTCCCCGGCGTGACAACCGTATCAGCGAGCTTCAGCTTGTTCGCACCGTCAAAATTGAGCCCGAGCCCGTTATTCACACTAAGTGTGCGGGGAGCCGAGAGATCGCCGCCGCCTGTAAGCCCGTTGCCGGTGCTGATCGTTTCTGTCTTGTCGGCTTTGCCTAAGATCGTCTCCTGAAGCGTAGCAAGCGCTTGCTCTTGCGCAGTGAGGAAGCCGCCGCGGTCAAACAGATAGCGCAGAAAATATGCGCTCGCCCGCCCCGACAAGGGATCAACAATCGGCTCTTGCGATTGCAAATCTGTGAGATTTTTTGCCATCGCCTATTTCTTCTCGGGCGGATCGACCATTTCGAGGAAATCAATCCTCGCGAGCACTCCGTAATCGGTGACACGGAAAAGTCGGCCTGGCGCGGCGAAACTGCCCAAGCTATCCCAATCAATGCGCGCTTGATAATCCGCAGGATCCACGTTGATAGTATCATACTGATCGTAAGTGTGGCCCTGATCGTCGGACGTGGAGAGTGTCACGCCGCTAAGCGTGGCATTTTCGCCAATCGAGCCGATAAGGCTCACCCCGTAGCACGGTATGCTGTCCCGCGAGCGCGTGGCGACTTGCCCGGTAATCTCGCGAAGGAACGGGCGCGGCGTGGTTGATCCAAACAGGGCATCATCATCGTCGGTGCCGAGCGGATCGAGGAAGTAGAGCGCCCCGTTGCCGTCGTCGCCGACGAGCACGTTGGAGCCATTATTCGCCGCCTGAATTTGCCCGCCCTGCCAATTAGTGCCAACGAACGCACGCCATAGGTCGGCATCGCCCGAGCCCCAATTATACCACTCATCGGGGGACGTGTCATAGACTAGCGTGGAGGCATTTCCGAGCCGCAGCACATAGTAATCATGCCCATCCATCGTGAACGTCCATGCGCGCACTTGCGGATCCGAAACGCGCCCGCGGCAGACAACGAGCACGTGGCTTTGACTTACGCGCAAATCCGGCGCCGGTTTTACTACTGCGGAAACGAACGACTGTGACACGCGCACGTCTGCCGATGGTTTTACTACTGCGGAAACGGACGCCTGCGACACGCGCAAATGGGCCGTGGGATACGCCCCGAGCGCCAGCGTGCGTGCCTGGCTGATATTGAGGCCGACCGCGGCGACCATGACTTAAGCCGTCCGCTTGAAGCGAATGTTCGAGGCGTTCACTTCAACTGGCGTGTAGGCCACGCCAGTTGCCGGCGACACGTTCGAGGCATCTGTGAAATAAGTCGGAGCCGTGGAAACCGCATGGCTGGCACCATTGGCGTAGTGTGCGCCAGCATCGGGAGTAATTCCGACCGTCATACTGCCATCGCCGCCGTCCGTCTTCCACGCTCGCACCACAGTTACGAGCCCGCGAACCCCTACGATATTCGCCGGCAGATCGGTAAGCGTGCAAATCTGATCGGCGGGCGGCGGTGTCACGGCGTCGATATATCCAGCATCATCCGGGGGGCTTTCGTTAATTGCGCTCCACGCATTCGCCCCGGTGCTTGTCCAGCCGCCCGAAACATCACCATTTTCCACGAGATCGCACACGATCACGGGGCCTAGTTGCGTATTATTGACGGTGCCGGTTCCATCCCACAAAACCCAATCCTTGACGTACATGGGCGGATTGGCACTCGTCGCCGCAGGATCGACGCCCATTTCAATCTGGCTCGTACTGGCGACGTTCGTAGTCAGGCCGGTGATGTTGAGCACTTGCAGCCCTTCAACCCATACCGTCAACGAACCGCCGGCAGCGGCATCGCAGGTAAGCTGCGCTTCGACATGCCACCAGCCGTTCGCGGTGATCACCGGCCCGGCAGTCGTGCCGATCAGGGCGCCATTGTTGTAAGCTTGGAGCGCGCCCGTGGTTGTCACGGTCACTTGGGCGATCAGATTGTTGCCACCGTCCTTCCAGCGACAGAGCATCGGAATTTGATCGGAGGCAGGCGGCAGATAGGGTAGATAGAACCGAGCCCCCTGGCCGACTTTCACGGTCGCGCCGGCAGGGATCGCCTTACGAGCCAAGACGTAGTTACCGGCGCCACCATATGCATCTGCCCGAAAATGCAAGACACTGCCGGTAATTCCAGGAGCGGGATCATTGACAAGCGTAGTGGAACCATCATTGCCGAAGGCGAGCGCGCCTACCTGCGCCCAACGCCCATCGAGCATCTTTGTATAGTCGAGCCCGTAGAGGCCGGGAGCGGCGCTCGGGAAATCAGCATCAATGATCATTGCCCAAACTCCTAAATCGTGGAAACCGCAATGGCTTTGCGAATTTGTTCTTCAATGTCGGGACGCGAGATGCGCTTGAGCCCGCCACTGATCTGAAAAACTGCCCCATCTTCATCGACCAGGATCAGGCTGTCTTTCACCTTTACCGCCGTTCCCTCCCACGTGCCGCGATCATACAGCACGCCGGCGAATCGTTGCATCGGTGCATCGGCATTTCCGGTCGTTACCCAAGGCTCTGTAGTCGAAGAACCACAGAGCCAAAAGCGGTCGGAAAAAACGATCACCTGATTTACGGGATCGGGGCTTCGCTCGGCGGTGGCAAAGTCGAGCGGATCGATGGTCGTTTCGCCGGGATTAACCCAATAAAATTGTCCGTTGACGCCGCCACCCTGCACCGGGACGACGATCACGTAGGAATTAATCGAACCAACCGAGATCGCACCTACATCGTCAGGCACCGCGACCTGCCGCAATTGCGCAGCGCCGCCGCCGGTAAGCGTAGCCGCACCCCACACCATGTTCGCGCCGGTTTTAGTGCTGGCGATAGTATTGCCGGCGATCCCCGCGGCGTTCGCTGCCACGTAGAGATCGGTCCCGGTGCGGGTGTATGCGTTGACGGTCGCGTGCGCTGTCAGAGCCGTGGAATAGGTCGTGCCGGCGGTGCCCGTGCCATTGATCGCCGCGAACAGATTAGAGAGGCTTATGGCAAGCGAGGCACCGAGCGCCACCAGCCACGGATTTGCGAGCGTTCCGGCGGGTGTGCCGGCGTTCACACTCGCATTCGTGAATTTGTAAACCACAGTGTCGAGCGTCACTGTATCGTTGTTCGCAATTGCGGTGGCCGTCAAATGTCCAGTAGCGTTGCCGCTTTCGGTATAAACCCAAAGCACTCCCCCATCCGCAATGAACAAATGGCTCGGCGTGGCGCCGATATTCTGCACCGCCGCGAAGCTCGGGGAGCTTAGCAGACTGACGCCGATGGTGCCGATAAGCGTAGCAACACCGAGCTTCGTGACGCGGTAGAGATCGAGCCCACTGATCACGAACACGTCATCGTTGAACGTGCCGGGCTCGCTGAATGTCGCACGGATATGCCCACCGCCGACTTCGATCCACTTGCGCATTCGCGGACGTGAGATCGTCGAAGTGAAATCTTGGCTGGCATTAAGAATCGGGTTTTGCTCGAAAAAGCGATTCTTCATGATAATAGGCGCAGAGCGGGCCACTCCACGGCGGAAATCGCTCTTGGCGATCTCGATATTCGCCATTACCGCCCCCTATTGAAAACGTCGGTGCTCGTGTCGAACCCTCGGTTATTGTTGAAATCCTGGATCGAATTGCGCGAGATATCCTTATTGAAGACAAGATCCTTCGATTGCAGATAGCGAGCAACAAAATTCCGGCGCCCCATCTTATAGACGAGAGCGGAAGCATCATTGAGATCACGTCCGTAGCGCGGGCTCAAGCGCATCGCGACAAGGATAGTAAACAGATCGTCGAACATTGAAGGAAACGGCATTATATCCGTCGCCTGCAAATCTGAAATCTTTACCCATATGCCGAGATCGGCGCGGAAAAACCACGTTGTCGAAACACCGCTCGTCGAGAGCGTCTTCGTCGCGGCGTCTTCGATCAACCGCCCGTTGCCGTCCACAGTCACGTTGACCGTCGCGAGGCGTCCGAACGGGTCGATAAGGCTCATGCGCGCCCCGTCGCTCGGGGACGGCGGAAAATAGACCGTGATCGCAGCGTCAGCCGTGTTCACGAGCCGGCTGTTAATCGGCGGGTTGGCGATTTCCTGCACCGTGCGCTTGCATTGGTCGAGCGATTGACGTCCGTAATCGCCAAGAGGCCAATCGACGAGGAATTCGCCGGCATCTGTGCCGAGCATGGCGTTGATGACGGATTGAAGCCTGCGCAGCCCCTCGGTAGCTTGCGTGGTGGACGGGGATTTTCCAATCGCGATCTGATTAAGCTCGCGGTAGCTGTCCGTGATCAGATCGGAAACCAGCATTGAAAACCCCCGTCCTCATTTACGTGCTTAGAGATCGAGCGCCGCGGTGTGCTCGGCGAGCTTCGCGTTGATCTCGTCGAGCGTCATCTTCGGCGTGGCGCCCTTGCCGAACGCCGCCTTGTAAGCTTCGCGAGCAACAGTGATCGGTGCCTTGGGCCGGCCGGCCTTCGTGCCAGCGTCGGCAGGCGTCGGCTTGGTAGCAGGCTTGGCGGCGGCAGGAGCCTTGGCTTCCTTCACCTTCGACGGATGATCAACCCATCCGGTGGGCACGTCATCGGCGCTATCGAAAACGCCCGACCTGTCATTCGGCCCGAAGAACCACTTCGGCCATTCCTGATGCTTGTAAACGTCCATCTTCGTTCTCCGTTGCGGCTGAATTAGATGAACAGCGTTCCCGCTGCTGTCGTGAGCGCAACCGTACCGCCCATCGACGTGTTGAAATTGAGTGGTATCTTCACATAGACACCCGCAGTGACTGGAAGGGCATTCACGGTCACAGTGCCATCGGCATCAGTGATCGTCATCGTGCCGGAAACGGTGCAGAGAAAACCGGCAATATGATGCCCGCCAATTTTGGCGCTGCTGCCCGCGGCCATCGCCTGCCCACGAAACTGATTGTTCATCGCCTAATTCCCCTGGTTGATCTTGTCGAACGCATCATTGACGCGCCCGAGTGTGCTTGCTGGATGCCATGCGAAGGCGTCAGCAAGGGCCTTGTGTGGATCCGCCCAAATTGCTTGCAGCGCGTTGATAATCCCGTGCCCGCTCGGCGCAGCGGTAGTTCCACTCCCCGGCACTTTCGGCGGCGGAAGCCGATTTTGCATCGAATAGATCATATCGTTGTAACTGCGATAACCCCGGCTCCGAGCGGCGGCTTCCATCTGATCGCGAGAAATGCCGGCTCCTTGAGGCGCGGAATTGTACGCAGTATCAGTTTGCGGCGCGGCTGTGCCGAGAATTGCCGCCAGTGCGTTCGGTTGCGGTTGCGAAAATTGCATGATCCCACTTTCGTTGGAGAAAAGGGGCACCCAAGCGCGGGATGCTCGGGTGCCCCTGTCCACCTACTCGGAGAACGTGAGCGGCGAACCCCTTTTACGAGCCGTTGAAGCGCGCCACACGGTCACGGGACCGAATGTTCGCGTTCATCGCCACGTCAAACCGAACATTGTGGGTGCCGGTGTTGAAATCACTGTGCTGCCACATGCGAACGGAGAGCGGAACGCCGTTGAGGCTCTTGCGCATCGCCGTGCCGGTGGCCGGCATGATCAGCGGGATCGTGTTGACGGTGATCGCACCCTTTTGGATCAGCAAGCGCGGTCCAAAAGCCGTGCTGGCTGCGCCGAGCCACGTGAGCACCGCAGCGTTGGCGGGAGCAGCGTTCACGGTGGCGTGAGCGGTGTTGATGTTGATATCATCACCCGCACCCGAGCCCGGAACGATCATCGCCGGATAGATCGTCACCGTGACCGCGCCCGCGCCGTCCGCGGTGGCATCTGCGACCACCGTAAACTGCTGAAGGCGAGCCGGGTTCACGAGCGCCTGCTTGCGATTATCGTAAGCAAAGACGTTCGGAATGGTGAAGACTTCGCCGGCCTTGATCGTCGCACCCGCACCAGCGGCAGACAGAATGAGCGTCTGCGTCTTGTAGAGGCCGTTCGAGGCACCGGCCTTGGCAACCGCCGAGTAGTTGACGTTCTGCGCCGCACCGTTGACCTGTGCAGCCCCGGTGGCGGCACGTGTGCCGGTCGTGAGCACCGGAAGCTGCTGCGTGAACAGCGACGGGATGCCGTTGAGCTTGCCCTCGAAGCCTTCGCGGTAAGTCTTGCTCGCCTCGTCAGCCATCGCGGCGTTCGTGGTGATCTGATTGCCGAGAAGCTGCTTGTCCATGAAATTCATGACATAGAACATGTCATTATCGGGAACGCCGCTTTCCTTCAGGCGGGTATAAGCCGCAACCGCGTCGTTGGAGAGCGACACGTTGTTGCCTGGCGTGCCGAGCCAATCGTCCGACGCCAGCGTGGCAATCTGAAGAATGTAGGCGTCGATCTTTTCGGCCATGCTGGTCGCAGCGCCGAGAAGCGCCTGGTTCTCGCGAGCCTGCCCTACGTCACGAATCTTGACGAAATCGCCGAAACCCATGTTCGCGTTGAAAGTGCCGTCGATGACGAACATTTCCGAGCCGAACACCGAACCGTCCGTGCCGGCGGTAAGATCCTTCACACCGTTCGTGGTGCGGGTCACGTTGTAGCGCGGCGCAACCTGCTCGACCACCTGAAGCTTGTTGGTATCATCCAACTCGCCAGCGTGCTCGTTCCAGTTGACGATATCACGGCTGACGAGATTGTTCTTCAGCACAGTGACGAAAGTGTTGAGGACCAGTTTTGCCTGGTCAACAGTAGCAGCACCCATCGGAAACCCCCTTTCCTACCTTGCGGGAAAGGGGGTTCCGTATTCCCCTGTCCGCGAACCTTACTTTTTCTTCGAGTAGAAAGACTTCTCGAAGGCGTCCAAATCGTCGGTGTCACCGCGAATTTCGGTTCGCGAATTTCCACCACGAGGCTGATTTTGCGGCGGAGCTTGATCGCGGCCCGGAATTTTCCTCGCCGGCGGCGGGGCTTTTCCTGCGATCTCGGCGTTTTTGTCCGCGACGTATTTTAGCTGCTGGTATGGGGAGAGCGAAGCCACGCGGGCTGCTTCCTGTTTATCAGCCGCCAAATCGTAAAGGATTTCGGCGCCGTGCTCTGCTTCCGCTGCGGCTTCAAACGTAACCTGGGTGAGCTTGTAATCCCCCCGGAGCCCTGCTTTCACCACGACTTCCTCGTAGTCGTCGCGGAGATCAGCGCCCTTTACGGCTATATTGTCTGCCTTGGCGCGCAGATCAGACAGGGCTTGTTCGGCGGCTGTCTGCTGTGCTGATTGCTCCTGACGTTGGAGCAGTCCGTCGATCTTTTCGCTCGCCTTTTTGTCGGCGGCGTATTCGATCATATCATCGATGTAACGGTCATCGAGAGAACCGAGCGGGTATTTCGTCAGATCGTTAGAATCTGGCTTTACCGGCGCATTCTGATTATCTGCTCCGCTTCCGTTTGTCGAGCCTTGTCCGCCATTTTCCAAACGGCGAAGACGTTCCTCAAATGCGCCGCGCTCACGATCCCGCTCGCGCTCACTTTCCCGCAGCCGAGAATTAAGCTCGCGGATACGTTCAGACGCCTTTTTCTTCGGTTTTTCGCGCTTTTCAGCGGCATCTTCCTCGCCGCCTTCACCTTCGTCGGCGCCGCCCTGATCGTCGCCCTCGTCTTCGTCACCGTCGCTCGCCGCAGCATCATCGGCCTCGCCGGCGTCTGCCTTATCCACAACATTCGCAGCGCCCTTGTCGCCTTCGTCAGCACCGCCCTTGTCGTCGCCGGTTGCCCATGCGCCCGAGCCCTCAAAACCTTCGTCACCACCTGCCGGGTGATCCGGGGCGCGCATGAAGCGGCCATGCTGGCGCTCGATTGGCGTCATGTGCGCTGCGCCAGCGAGAAGGCCGGCAGTGAAAATTTTACGTTCCCGCAACATCGTCTTGTTCTCCGTTATTTGCAGCGTCGGCGTCTTGCTGATGCTGATGATATAGTTCCTGCAACCGGAAATCCCGGTCTGTATTCGCCAGATTAGCGGCGAATTCCTGATCGCGCTGTTCCAGCGCGTTATGCTGATCGACGAGCGATGTAACATGATCGTGCGCCGTATCGTGCCGGTCGGCAGCAAAAGTTCGATCTTCATGGATAAGATCGTTGTGCTGATCGAGCGTGCCCATGACTTTCTTGAAGTCGCGCTCGTCCATCTTGCTCCGCACGTCCATGATACGCGCTCGCGCATCGTGGATCGCCTTGTAAGCTTGGGCCGCGGCAAGGTTCGAGCGCGCTTCGAGATTGGCAGCATTTTGCTGCTTGACGGAAAGATCGGCTTGGGCCGCGGCTTCCTGCAATTGCTGTTGCAGTTGTTGGATTTGTTGGTTCTGCGCCGCCATCTGCTGTTCTTCGGGCGACATATCATCGGGCGAGATAATGCCGGGCGCCAACTGCATACGGAAGCGACGGGCGAATTCGTCCGACTTCGGCCAATCCTGCGCTTCGGCGACAAGATCCATAACCTGGCTCGCGACTTCCGGGATCGCGTTGACGAACGCCATCATCTGCTCTGCGGCGAGCGCACGCTTCGTAGAAGTCGCCGGGCCGACTGTCACCGTCACGCCGTATTGCCCAAGCGTCACGTCGCTGTCTGGATCGTTCGGATCGTTGATCACCTGAAGGAGTGTTTTGTCGTCCTGTCCGATAATTGTGAGCGTGCGCTGTGTGTCGTAAACATGCGGAATTAGCTCGTCGATGTTCTTCGCGCAGCGTTCATCGGCCATGCGCAGCCGATCCGAATAGATATATGATCCCACGTCGCTAACTTGCTGGCGTTGCTGGATCGCCTTGCCCGAAACTTCGTTGCTCGGCATTCCGAGCGAAGCTTCGTGGATATTGGATATATCCTTCAAATCCTGCGTGGACATGCCGGCTTCGTTCACCAGCGCGGCATCGAGCCCCGGCGGCGGAATGTGAACGGGCGCGGGCTCGCCATCGTTGTAGAAAAGGAACGGATCGTCGCTCGTCGGCGAATTGCGCCATTTGGCTTCGTGGCCCTGGATCGAGGCGGGAGTAGTGAGCCACTTGTTCCTCGGCACGGCAACCAATTGCTCGGCGAGCACGGAGCGCCAGTAATTGTGCAGGCGCTGCGAATCCTTCAGGAACCGGACAAGGCCCCAACGGTGCAATCGCTGGCCGTCATTCACTTCCCATCCACTGACGCGATAAACCGGGAGCGACGAAATCGGATAGTCGTAAGGCCCTTCGAGAAGCGCAGCGCCCGAAGCGATGTAGAGCCGTGCGAAACGATTAGGCACTTCGCGAGTATAAGGGGTTCCGTCCGAGCGCTGCGCAACTAAATGCAGGTACTCGAATTCTTCCTTGTCGCTCACGTCATGCGTGGTGCCGTCCTGGAATAGTGCGAGCGTCTTGGTTCCTTCAGTGACCATGCGCCAATAGGACACAATACGCACGGTTTCCATTGTGGCCCAATGGCCGCTTTGGTTCCACTTCTCGCTGGAATCGAACGAAACAGTCGCCGCCCAAGGCCACGTATTCTTGTACGCCTTGTTAGAAATATCTTCGCCGACAAAAGCCCATTCGCAGTCGGCGCCGGTCGGTTCGACGCCCATCGGGTCAAATACTGCTGCGTAGGGATCGGCGATGTTCTTCAGGCAAATCTTTTGCTCGAACACGTCATCGCCGGCGTATTCGATAGATAGATAGAACGCGCCCTGGCCGCCGATCACCTGATACTTGTGCGCTTCGTCGCGTGCGAAAACCGCTTGAGAATTCTTGTAGATCCTGCGAATGATACCTTCACGGATCGTCGCAATAGCCTTCGTGCCTGCCTTGTCGGGGTTCACACGGATTTCCGTCTCATTCATGAGCCGGTTTCCGACGATCTGCGCAATAAAGGCGATCAGTCGGTTGACGGTAAGAATAGGCTTTTTCTGCCTTTTCCGGCGTTCCTCGACAACCGGATCCCATTGGTTGCCGGCGACGAATTTGGCGTCTTCCTTGCCCGCTTCGACGTTGTGATCGTCTGCGGAAACGCCTTCCTCGTAGCGCTGGCGCATTTCAGCCAGGAATTCATTCACCGAATCGTAGCCGCTCGGCGTTGCCACACGGCTGCGCTCCAAGGGCTTTCCGTCTTCGGTCGCGTCCCAACGCGCCATCACTGCCGCAGCCATAAAATTCCCCTAGCCCATCCACCCGTGGGGCGAATTGTGGTGATCCCAATCGTCAATGCCTGGCCCGCCGCTGTGCCCGATCATGTCGGTTTCCAACCGGCCCGAAGCAAACCCCGCCGTCTGCTTTGGCTTGCTCCATACATTAAAAAATTCCGCAACTGCAAACGTGAGCGCCAAACTATCCGCCATATCGGGCGAACGCACGCTGCGAGCCTTCATGTCGCTCTTGCTTTCCAGGAGCCAATCGTTGTTCGCGCGGTACTTGATCTTCGGCCCGGCGAGATCGGACGCAAGATCATCGTCATCGGGGATCGCGCCGCCTTCCGTCATCCAATCCCGCAGTCGTCCGTACATTTCGGCACGAACATTAAAAGGACCGGCACGGTTAGGCATGGCGAGTTTAGCCTTCGATTTGCCTCCGAAATCGACGCCCTTGATCACTTCAAAGTAACGCTTGTTCATGTTCCGAAGCGTCGAAATGATATTCGCGCCCATCGAACCACGATCAATACACACACGATTAGGCTTATCTTCGTCGATTATTGACGATATCCATGCCACCGCTTCCTCGTGGTTGAGATTGTAGCGGAATTGCACCTTGATTGCTTTATCGCCGCGGCGCCAAGTGATGCAAAAGCGGTCGCCGCCCGAGCCGGCCGGATCGACACCGATGATCAGCGGCGCGTCGGGATCCGTCATTCCTGCCCAACGCTTGCGCGCCTTCAGGATGATCGCCGGTTTTATGAAAACGTCTGCCGTGTCGGCGGCGGAAAACGCTTCGATCACGTCAACAGGATATTCCTGACGGAATTTGCCGTAGGAACCCAATTCGTGAATTTTCGAGCGCCGCCAGAGCATTTGACCATCAGAAAGTCCGTGCGCGGCTTGATATTCCGCTTCGGAAAGCTCGCCTTCTTCCTCTGCCTCGACGCTCGGCGTGAATTCCCCGTGCTCGAAATACTCGGGCTGCACGGTCCACGGCACGAACACGGCGCGGTAGCGGCCGATGCCCTTCATGGCGTCCATGTAGCGCTTGTGGTACTCGCCCGTGGGGCCGGCGGACGTAGTTTCGAGCCACACTTCAGATGGTGCGCGAACCCATCCCTCGATGCTGCCGCGGCCCTTCTCGAACGGGAGCGGCTTGGCAGGCTCGCGCCACAGCACGCCCCACACGCCGCGCACTTCGTCAACCGCCTGCACGGACGCCGCGAAATGGTCCGCCGCGTTCGTCCACCAGGCGGCTTCCGAGCCGTGGAAGAATGAGATCGCGCC